TAAAAAGATAAGCAAATGCTTATCTTTTTTTATTTTAGCTTAAACTAGTTATTATTTTTTTTATAACCTTCCAATCTTCAGAATCCAATTTCAAAATAGTAAGAATTAAATCCTTTTTAAGTTGATCTCCATCTTGTACTAATTCAGAAATATATTTTATTAATTCTTCATCTGGTGATAATGATTTAAACATATCTCCTTTACCTTCTCTTAACCATTCTTCGCGGACATTAAAGACAGTACAAATAGTTTTGATATTTTGTTCAGTTACATTGGAACCTTCTCGTTCCAGGAAGCTGACAGAAGTCTGGGCAATTCCCAGCGCATCTGCAAACTGCTTTTGATTATACTGCAAATATTTTCTTAATTCTTTTATTCTTTTATTCATTTTTCAACCTCCAAAGTTTATTATATAGAAATTATAACAATGACTGCTAAAAAAAACAAGAAAAATAGCAAAAATACGTTGACTTATATTAACACCTTTGCTATAATATATAAGTATATTAACAATCGTTGCTATAAAAGGAGGGCAGAAAATGAATGAAATAGAAAGAAAAAAGGCTTTAGCGAATGAAATTGCATCTATAATAAATAATTTAAATGACACAGATGTGAGAGGCATATGGATGGTTGCACAAGCATTGTACGCAAAACAAGAATTAGAAAAACAAAAAGAGAAAGAAAAAGAAAAACAATGAAAAATGGCGAGGTAAACTCGCCTAATTAAAAAAACTTAAAAGGGGAAATAGAAATGGCAACAGAAACAGAAAAATTTATAATAAGGAATATAGCTCAAGCTGATCTAATTAATTCTATTTTAGAAAGGATTGATTTAGATGAAATAATTCAAAAATTTAGAACAAATGATGAATTTAAAGCTAGAGATTATATGACAGTAAAAGAGTTTTCTAAGTATTTGAATTGTAGTGAAGCATATGTTAGAAGTTTAATTCAGTATGGAAAGAAAAATAATTCTTTTTATGTTGCGAAAGTAGGAAGAGAATATAGAATAGATAGGATTTCCTACGATAAATGGGTTGCAGCTGGAGGAGAATTTTAAGTTAAATTTAAGGGGGAAAAAATTATGAAACACCTAGAAGATTTGACAGTAAAAGAGTTAAGACAAGCAGCAAAAGAACTAAATATAAAAGGAAGAAGCAAAATGAATAAGGCAGAATTAATAGAAGCCTTAAAAACAAGACAACCAAAAAAAATAGAAGCTAATCAAAAGACTAATCAAGAAGCTAATCAAAAAGTAAAAAAAGCGCCAAAGACAGAAGGACAACTTATAAGAATATGGCATGATGTAGTAAGAACATTACCAGTAGGTACACCAGTGACAGTTAAAATGTTTTCAGATGAAAATCGTATAAAAACTTTTACTGGAAGAATTAAAGCAGGTAACAGAAAAAGAGATGATGGATTACCTGATGTTTTCATAAAAGTAGGAGCTAAAAAACCTTTCAATTTACAACTTTACGATAACATTCAAGTGTTTATGACAGAAAAAGATTATCAGAAAGCACGATACGGTGAGTAATTTTTATACTCTAAAATAAATTCTGAGTAGTAAAGAGAAGGAGGAAAGATAAAAAATGGTAGTTTATTTCAAAGATGAGGAAACAATGGTTATAGAAACAGAAGGCAACAAAGTAGAAATCAAAATAAAAGATAAAAATCAAGATAAAAACTTGAAATTAGAGTTTGAAAAATAGCTAGAAAAATTAAAGTAAAATCAAGTCGAGAGTTGCACCAATCACGGTGTTTATCGACTTGATAATACTATTAACATTAGAACATATAACTAATAAATTTATTTATATTATTTATGATGTATGGGGGAAGTAAAAATGTCATATGTACAAAAGACAATAATATCTGGGAAGGTAGTAGAGGTTATCAAAAAATATGATAGAAGACACTCCCCAGGTAAACATACTAAATTTAAGAAAAGTGATATTAGAGGACCAAAAGAAAATAAAACTACTGAACAACAAGAAAAAGTGAATTATAGACAAAAAGAATTAAAACTTACTAGACTATTAAATTGTAACTTTCAAGGTGGAGATTATCATATAGTTTTTTCTTATAAAGAAGATCTTAGACCAAATAGCATAGAAGAGTTAAAAGACGATAAAAAGAAGTTGCTAAGAAAAGTAAGAACTGAATATAAAAAACAAGGAAAAGAACTTAAATATATAGCAGTAGCAGAAGTAGGAAAAAGAAAAGCATTACATTTTCATTTTGTAGTTAATGCTATAGATACTTCTATATTCCAAAAGTGCTGGAATAAAGGATTTATCAAGATTAGCTTACTGGATAAAAGTGGACAATATAAAGATTTAGCAGCTTATTTATTAAAATATACTAAAACAAATAAAGAAGAAGCTAAACAACTTAATGGTGCTGCATGGAACAGTAGTAAAAATTTAGACAAGCCAGTTGTAAAAGTAAAAGTAATAACAAGAAATGAGTTTTTTAAAGAAGAAGTAACAAAATCAAAAGAATATGCAAATTATTATTTAGAAAAAGACAGTGTTTATTCAGGATTTAATGAATTTACGGGATACAAATTTTTTAGATACACACTAATTAGATTAAATTGATAGGGGGAATTTGATTTGAGTAAATATAGCAATACATACTACTTAAAAGAAAAAACAGAAGATACGGAACAAATGCAAATTATAAATTACTGTAATAGTATGAGTGCATATGTACCAGAATATGAAATGATTTATCATATACCGAATGAAGGTAAAAGAAAAAATGGGGCTAAGCTAAAAAGAATTGGATTAAGAAAAGGTGTGCCAGATTTGTGTATGCCAGTACCTCGAATGGGATTTCATGGCCTATACATAGAACTTAAAAAAGATAGTACTAAAAAGGCAAGTAAAGAGCAACAGGAATGGCTATTTAAGTTAGAACAACAAGGATATGCAACATCACTTTGTTATGGAGCTAATGAAGCAATTAATCTTATAACTGCTTATATGGATTCTGATTATGAGACATTCAAAGATAATTATAGAAATGCGAAAGGTGAAAAAAGATACTAATAGGGGGAATAAACAATGATAATAGATAAATTCATTGTACATATGCTGGATATAAATTTAGACAAACCGATGTTAGCTGACTTTATAGGAAAAGATTATTCAGATGTAGATAAGTTTTTAAAGAAGCTTATAACAAAATGTCAAAAACATGATGAAACAATGAGGGCAAAATGGAAATATGCTGAAGAGTTTATACAAGATTGTTGTAAAAATATTTTTGAAGATGAAAATAATTTTACAAATGCGAGTAAACAAATAGCAGCACATTATTATGACTTAATGAAGAATAACAATATATTAGAACCGGTAACACTTGTTATATGTCAATATACAGTAAATGCAACTCAAAATATAGCAATTATGAGATTAGAAAATAAAAAAACATATAGTACAACAGTAGATCTTATAGAAGATAAATTTAATATAAACATTATTGAAAATAAGAAAACAATTTCAACTACATTAAAACAATGTGCATTAATACATGAGGGTAATTTAATGCCACTATATGACTTAGTAATATTAGATAAAGAAGCAAGTGAAGAATCAATATTTAAGGATTTTTTAAAGGCTGAAATAATAAGAGATGATACATATAAAACTAGAGTATTTATAGATATAGCACAAATGTATATTGATGTAGGATTTGAAAAGATGGATAAAAAAGAAGCTGCTATAAGAACATTAGAGTGTATGCTTGATACAACAAGTAACATGGATATAAATAAATTTATAGATTTAAGCGGTATAGATAGAGCTATAAAAGTGACATTAGAAAAATACGATATCTATGACAGTTTTAATATAGATAAAAAAGTAGTAGAAAAAGAGTTTAAAGTAAGAACAATAAAAACGGCTACTGGATTTGTTATAAAAAATAAATTTAATGCATTTAGAGATAGTAGTAAATACAGAATTGTAAATAATACAGATGGAACAACGGATTTATTGATAAAAAATATTCAGTATTTTAAGGAGGGGTAGATATGAGTGGATTAACACCAGTGAATTTTAATAATGAAATAGTAATAACAACTAAAACATTAGCACAAGTTTATGAATGTAAAGAGCAACAAATCACACAAAATTTTAATTATAATCAAGATAAATTTGAAGAAAAGAAACATTATTACAAATTACAAGGTGAAGAATTAAAAGAATTTAAAAGGGTACTAGAAAATTCCGATAACCCCTTATATAAAGAAATTAAATTTGCATCAGTATTAATACTTTGGACTAAAAGAGGTGCAAGTAGACATTGTAAAATGTTAGGAACAGATAAAGCATGGGATATGTTTGATTCTTTAGAAGAAAATTATTTTAATCCTAA